AAGACGCAAAACATCGAGAGGAGACTCAACGATAACAGCCATGGATTCATTTTGGTTCTCAATTCCGAATAGAGTTTTAGACCGTTGCAGGCCAGTTGGGCGGTTGAAGAAAGTACGGTCAATCGTACCCTTTTCTTGCCAACCCATCAGGCGGTTAAAGTGCGGCTGACGCAATGGCAATATCCATGCCTTTTTCTTGGCATCCCAAAGAACGCCATACTTCTGACTGATTGCGAGAGTAATACCGCGTGAATTTAACACATCTTGCGGTGGGTCGACGTAGACTGCCAAACGAGCCTCGGACATCTCCAGTGGTTTTGGAGACTCTTCTAGTCTATCAGGAATGTTACGCAACATCTCGGCAAGCTTTTCTACGCTGACCGATGATGCTGAGGAAATCCATCCCCGAGCGGTTACATAGTCATACGCATACTTGCCGTCAGTTCCCTTGATGTAGAACTCGTTAACGTCTGCAACCAAGTGCAGGATGTTACCTTTATACCCACACGAGAAACAGATGTGCATACCGGTCTCGATGTTAATCCACCAAGATGGCGAGTTGTCTTCTTTACCTGTACGGTACACGTGCATTGGGCAGAGACCATTCGCCTCGTGCCCACGCAAGGTAACCTCGATGCCGAGATTCTCTACAATCTTCTCAATGTCTATCATGGTGTTGCCGTCCAAGGTAGGCAGTACTTGCAAGAGTGTTGCTTTGCCTCGTCGTGGAAACAACCAGTGTCCCAGTTCCAGGTAATGCTGGTTTCTGATGGTGGGCAGTTACGTGCCTGAACAACCTTGAGAATACGAATCATCTCGTCTTCTTCAACTGGCTCTAGACCAAGTATAACGTCAGAGTCCTGAAAAAACGATGACGAGTAACCGATAGAGTCAGCAGAAACCTTGCCACCTTTCATCTTCCACAACAAAGTCTGAGTGGTGATGATAACTGGGATGTTCAACTTCTGTGCTACACGCTTTAGGCCACGGGTGATATTGGTCAACGCCTGTGGAGTGTTGGCCTCACCAGTAACTTGGTCAAGCATCAGGTACACACCGTCGACAAACAATACGTCTGGCTTTAGCTGTTCTGCCTTTGCGAGTAGCGAGTCAATGGTCAAACCGTTAACAGCGTCAACCAAATGGAATGGGTGAGAGGTTTTCATCTCGTCCAAGAGTTTAAGATAACGGTCTTCTTCAGCTGACTGCAATTTACCACGGCGTAGGCGGCTGTTAGATACGTTAGAGCGCATCGCGTCGTGACGCTGTGACTGTTCGTGGTTGCTCATTTCAAATGACTGGAACAGAGGAATCTTACCAGCCTTGTGAACGTTGATTGCCATCTGTAGAGCAATCTGTGACTTACCGGTCTTTGGTGGAGCGATGATAGTGATTAGCTGACCGCCCTGCAAACCTGCGGTCGCCTCGTCAATCTTCTCAAAGCCAGTAGGTACGCCAAGCATGATTGAGTTCTGTAGGTTCTCGTATTCATACCAGCGTGTGTCTGGGTCTTTGGTCAAGTCAACGTGAGTGGTACCAATGACGCCCTGCTCGTTAACGATGGTTAGAACCTTGCTCATTTCGAGCAATGCGGCCTCGTGGTCGTTAGCGGTCATGTCGTTGATTACAACTTCTAGACCGTTACGGGTTAAGGTGCGGCGTCTGAACTCAACCATCTTATCGATTAGATAATCTAGGCTGTCTTTTACGTCGATGATTTTAAAGTTTGGAAAGTTGTCGTGAACTGCCACGTCGCTTGGTACCTCGCGGTAGTTAGCGTAGTGTTCACGGGTAAATTTCCAGATGCGACGCAAGTCGTCATCTACAAACCAGTCGTCCTTGATTCCTTTTTCAATGACTGGAATGATGTCGCGGTCAAGAATGACCTTGCTGACTAAACGGTGCTCGTTATCGTAAGCCATGTTTTCCTCCTAAAGATTATCTAAGTCTATACCCCATGAACCAAAAAGCAAGGACTTCCCATCGGAAACCACGCCTTTTAGATTTGGTCTGTACGGAAACTCATTCCGAAACTCTTCTAGAGTATCGTAGAGCTCTGCGTAATTAAATGGATTTCCGCCCCGTCTTTCGAGCTTATCCATAATGTTATCTAAATGTTCTTGAGTCCAACCCTCACTAGCCAAACCGGCTAGTTCTACAGAAAGACCGTAGCGGTTGGATACCAGCCAAAGGCGGGATAAAGCCAGGTTATTTAAACTTGATATTTTGCGAACAGTTTTCTTGTTCAGCCAAACACCTTCTTCAACTAACTCTGACTTTACCACAGCCTCAGCTAATACTATGATGCGTGGGGAAGTCTCGTTAGAGATGTCCCCACCTTTCAATCAAGTACCTCGATTTTTGCATAGTGCAATACGAAATCGCGGAATGACTCTGCGCTCTGGAATGCATTCATGCTTACATCTTCATCAACGGTATCTGGTACTTGAATAGAGAAGTGACCTCCGTTGTCCTCCATCTTACCGAGAACAAAGTTGCCATGCTTACATTCTTTTGACTTCTTGAACTGTGCGCAATTGCAACGCACGTCTGAACTGTCATCAAGGTTTACTTCAACTTCTGAGACACCGGCGTCATCTAGGAACACCTGTACTGTACGCCATTCTTCTGTCATGTTAATGTCTTTCATAATCTACCTGCGTAGGTCCTTTCCGTTTAATGGTACACGATAAAATGCTTCGTAAGCGAAACTACCCATAGCATCGCCATACTGTGTTGCCCAACCTTCGAGACTACGGTTTGTCGTAATAATCGTTGGTAGACCTCTATCATACCTAGCACGAAGAATTTCGTCAAATGATGTGTTCTCGTATTTTGAGCCATACTCTTTGCCTAGGTCATCCAAGACCAGTAGGCGGACGTTCAGCCAGTCTTCTTTGGCACGACCGTGAAAGCCTTCCATCTCACGTAGCAGTTCCTTGCGGCCGTCTGCATCGGTGTCGATAAGAGCTTTCTTGCGTGACAAGAACTCTGGGTATGTCATGTAATAAACCGGGCGGAACGAGTGACCGTAGTTATCTGGAGATACATCCAGAATCTTGCGGGCCTTGTCTGTGTCGTCTGGTAGGCGACGGATAAACTCCATGATTGTTGTTACTGCGTGTGTTGTCTTGCCAAGTCCTGGCTTGCCATCAAACAGTAGTCCAACACCAGTCATGCCGAGTCCGCCAATCTGACGGATAATCTGGCCATCCAAGGTATTCTCGAGCCAAGTCTCAATAATCTGTGGGAACTCGCCTGAGTCCTGCAAGATGTCTGCTGGTTCGGTACCGAGAAAGCGACGTGGTATGTTAGAGCCCCTAAGCAACCAGTGACGCTTCAATGGGGATAGTTCCCCAATGTCGTAACTCATTATTCTCCTTTTAGTTTTGCTTCGTACTTCTCCATTAGTTTACGCCCTGCACGGGAGTTGTCAAATACATGTCCGTCGGTAGCTGTCAGGTAAGCATCCACCTCGTCAAAGTCCTCATCCATGTCAAGGTTATCGATGGCTTTGCCCATGTGGATTGTCAGCGCCTTGAGGTACGCACGGTAGAGCAAGTCTGGGCGGTCATCTGCCATACGCAGGTTACGCTCGTCACCCATCCAGATGTCCATGACTTCAAGCTCAAGCAAGGCGTTGGTCTTGTACTCACTGCGAATCTTTGATAGTGCTCCGCCAAGGTTGCGTACGTTGATTAGGCCGGGCGTGTAAGGGAACTTACGACCGATACGGAATGAGAACTCAGCGGCAATGTCATAGGGCCCCCACTCAGCCTGTGGCCTGCGATTACGGGTCTTTGGGTCACGTTTGTCAACGCTGAACTTCTTCTTAACTGCGGCTGGTTTCTCGTCTTCGAATAGACCGATGCCACCAATCTCGTCATCTCCGTCTGTGTTCTCGCCTTCTGGTTGCCAACGCTTCAATGTCGCCAAACTAATCTCCTTTGTTTTCACCTCGGAAACTTCCGAGTTTCCTAATAAATACGAAGTATTTATTGAACTACTTACTTTACTATCATTAACTGTATTAGTTATCTTATCAGGTGTGGATGCCAAAATTTCTGGGACTTCTGATGCCAAATTTTTTAGTGGTAATCTGTACTGATTCTTGTACAATTTACCAAAATTACGCTTTGTGCGAGTGGTGTCAATAAGGCCCCGCGTTTCTAATCCGCGTATGGCAAGGCGTAAGCTTTCACGGCCATATCCGGTAACCTCCCCCAATTCCTCCATGGTTGCAGTAATTAAGCCTCTGCGGTCAGCAAGATGCCGCATGGCTAAAAGAGTACGCAACTCAGTGTGGTTTAGGGAGAGCAACAGTAGTTCGTCTGAGTTCTCCATTTTATCCTTTTACCGTCTTTGTGTAATCACGCTGACTGGACGGTTTATGAAAAGCATGATGGCTAATGCCACAAATGCTGCTGCTGGACTCGCAACCGCTAAAGTGAGTCCAGTTACATTAAACAGCCAGCAGCCCAAAATAGCAAGGGGAAGTGTTAAAAATTGTTTAATGATTCTTGGTGATATGAACGTTCCCAGCAAAGACGTGAGAAGTTCGAGTGTGTAGGCCGCAGCCATTCCGGTAATTATTACAAAAATTAAAAGGTCCATAAGGACATCTTACTACGAAATTCCAGAATATCTCACAAAACTATCCGGACCAAAATACTGAATCCAATATGGCGTGCCAGGTGGCAAATACTTTTTAATATCTGAGCGCACCCTACTTATCTTTAAATCTAGATTTGGGTATTGAACAGACTGAGCAGTTGCATCCTGCTCCCCACCGCTGGTAGTCCAGTAGCCAAATTTAGCGTTTCCATCAAAATATTCTGTAGCCGAGTATCCCAGCTCAAATTGAGCAGCATCAAACTCTACAGTTGCACCAGCAAGAGTTCCCTTAATAGAAACATACATAGAAACATTTGTAATAGATGTTCCAGGCATTTGCCAAGCCAGAGTAAACCTTTGCCAGCTAGTGGTCAGAGTTATACTTTGGCTAGTTTCAAGACCACCACCAGAGAACCCAATGCCCATAGTCATAGTAGTTGTTGTGCTAGCTTTTGCATAGAAAGAAAAAGTATAACCTCGAACACCGGATTTAGTAAAAAATGTGTCAATTACGGTTTGTGTGATAGTTGTATCGCCGCTACCTGGGCCAACAATTCTAAGTTTTTTAGTTCCGTTTCCGTAGATACTAGGTCCACCACCATCGGTTAATAGTGGTGTAGTTACAGTACCTCCAGATATTGTCCAACCCGCAGCAGCGGTGTTATTTTCAAACGAAGGGTTAACCAACAAGTTTGCTTTACGTGGCTCAAATGTAATCGCCACACCCCTAGGTTCATAGTATGGCTGGTGGGTAACGCCATCATACAACGACATTTGAAGCATAGTTAGGTAAACATACCCTGTACTTGAGGTGCTTCCAGTTCTTGTAAAATAGTATGCAAATGTTGCAGAAATAGCATTTGCAGGTGCAGTTACTGTAGCCGTAAGTCTAGCCCAAGAAGTAGTTAAAGCACTCAAAGCAATGGGGCCGGACGTAGAAATTGCGTTATTGTCATCTGCCGGACCATACCAATTTACATATAGCGTTGGTGTAATCGCATTAGAAATTCCAGCTTTTTGGAAGTAAGCAGATATATCGTACTGAGCACCTCCAGATATTGCAATTTTACCTCCAGAAGGATTACCAACCAACTCTACAGCTGAGACTGTTGAAGGCAAAGAGATAGAAGCAGTAGTAAAGTTAGGGGTTCCCGCCCTAACAAAACTTGAGAGTGCATACTGGCTCAAAGGAGAAGGAGGAGTTATGACACCGCTTGATAGCGTTCCAAAAATAGGTATAAAAGAGGTGTAATTATTGTCTAAATAACTGTCAACCATACCTAAAACTAGGTTATTATTTTGTGAAATTCTAGAGTTAAATCCAGTAACACTTTCAGCCCATGTTTGAACTCCTGCAAGAGTTCCCCTACGGGTAACAATGTACAGTGCTTTTGAAGCTAATTTCTTTTGATTTTGAACCGGCAAGTTTAGCTCAGCAGTAAATCCATAGCTTTTTAGTGCCAAAGTAGAAATTACTGGAGCTGCTTTTCTAAAGTTTTGAGCAGGAGTCACTAGTTTTGCACTAGTAACAAGCTCATCTAAGGTATAAGAAAACCCCTGGAAAAAAGCGTATAAATCAGAGCCCGTATCAACTGAGTCCAAAGAGTTTTGGGAACTAGATGTAAAAATTCTAGGCAAGGATTCCATAAATTTATCATGAGTACTAGTTTTAGTAAGACTAGTTGATGAGGAAGAGGTGGTCACATCTTTTGCTAAAACAGTTAACTGTCTTCCAGCTTCTTGCCACTGGTTGTTGTAAAACACCCAAAAGTTATAGTAAATGTACTGTCCACCAACCAATGGTGAGATAGACCCGTCATCCACAAAATAATAGTTATTATTTGTAGAATCAAACCTGGCCGAGTTCGTTAATGTAGAGTCAGTAAAGAGAATTACGCCATCTTCAGGAGTTTCAGAAAACCCGTCAGTGCTTCGAACTAACCGAAGACCAGTTACTCCTGTAGACGCAGTAGTCGGAATTGCCCAGTTAACTTTAACCTTACTGTAGTAAAGAACAGTTATAGTAACTGGATTTACTGAGTAGTCTAATCTAGCGTATGTCATTTAATATCTCCTAGGCACTTCCGCCATCAATTGAGCTAGATAATACAAGCTCCGGGGATTTCCCAAATGTTCCAGTCCAGATTGGGTATGAAGGGTCCCCACCTTCAAACGTAACCCAAACACCGTCTTTAATACTGGGCAAAGTCTGACCTGTGTTTTCAACTTCCCAGGCCCAGTCAGTAACTGCATCAAATAATACTTGAGGAACTTGGATACGTAGGCGGCGCTTACCTAGAGGGTCGTTGTTATCAAAGACAACCCCTCGATAAAATCCGTAAAACCTACGGTTACCAAATTCATCTTTTATCATGAGCGAGTAATATGAATATTATAAGTCTGAGATGTTAAAGAGTCTACAGTTGTCACTACTACTGGAATAGTAGTGGTAGTTGCTGATGGAGTAGATACAGAGCCAGAAGCAACTCCCGAAGAAACAGCCCCACCGTTTACAGTGATTGAATCATTTCCAACTGTGTTTGTTCCCTGGTTTGCATAATACGAAGTAGGAATAGTTGGTGTGACTGTAACAGTAGTGTTAGAGCCACCAGCAATTGTGTAATCAAAAATATCCGGACTAAATGCAGGTACCAAAGTCATTGGGTTAGAAGAAGAGTCTTTAACAACTAGCCCAGACAAAGAAGCTACAGGAATTGCTTTTACACTGTTACTAGAGAAAATAGATACCTGAT